GGAGCAGCCCCAATGAGTGAAGCCACAGCCAAAAAGACGGACGAGGACCTGCAAAGTATTGTCAAGTTTGCCGTCACCGAGGCTATCGATTTTATTGAGTCTGACATCGCCGAGCAGCGCAACAAGGCACAGCGCTATGCATCAGGGGAGGTCGATCTTGGTCATGAGGAGGGCAGGTCTAAGGTAGTCGCAACAAAGATACGCGACACCATCCGGGTCATTGTGCCCAACCTGATGAGGGTGTTCCTAGCACATGAAAACCCGGTTGAGTTCGTGCCCAGAAAACCTGCCGACGTAGAGGCTGCTGAGCAGGCCACTAAATATATCTCCATGGAGTTCGAGAGGCTGGACGGGTTCCGTCAGTTGAACGACGCCTTCATCGATGCGGTGACCAAGAAAACCGGGTTCATCAAGGCCTACTGGGATGAAAAGGAAGAGGTCACTCACCACCAATTCACCAACCTGACAGACGATCAGTTGACCCTGCTGCTGGACGAGCAGGACATTGAGATCACCGAGCAAGAGTCAGAGATGACTCAAGTCAAGGACCCTACAACCGGGGAGCTGGTCGAGGGCATGCTGCACACTTTACACCTGACCCGGACCGCCACCACCGGGTGCATCGTGATGCAGGTGATCCCTCCTGAAGACTTCTTTATCGACTCCGGCGCCACCTGTCTGGATGACGCCTATATCTACGGTCACCAATGCGAGATGCGTGTAACCGACCTTGTAGCTATGGGGTTCCCTTTCGAGGAGGTTGTCGAGATGGGATCGATCCATGCTGACGAGAGCGACACCTCGGAGAAGTACGAGCGGGAGGATTACACCGACGACAGCGATGCCATGCTGGCTGACCCTGCCATGAAACTGGTCACCGTCACAGAGGCCTACATGAAGGTGGACATAGAGGGCAATGGCGAAGCCGTGATGCACAAGTTCCTTCTGGCTGGCAAGGAGTACAAGATTCTCGAGAAGGAGCCATGGACAGGCCACTGTATTGCGGTGTTTGAAAGCGACCCTGAGCCGCACTTGTTTTTCGGTCACAGCATCCCGGACATTCTCTACGACGAGCAGGACGCAGCAACATCCATGCTCCGTGGCATCCTCGACAACATAGCGCTGACCAATGAGCCACGCACCGAGGTCAATGACGACATCATCAACATGGACGACATGCTGAACAATGAGATTGGCGGCATCGTGCGAAGCAAGGCAATTGGTCAGGGCATCAACCCTCTGGTGGTGGAGTTTATCGCCGGGAGCACCCTCCCAGCAGTCATGTATTTTGATCAACAGATCGAAGCCAAGACCGGCATCAACTCGGTGACATCTGGACTGAATGGTGACGAGCTCACCAACCAGACAGCCACGGCAGTCAACGCTCAGGTGAAGGCTGGAGCGAATCAGCTTGAAGCCGTCGCGAGGCACCTTGGTCAGGGGATGAAAGACCTGTTCAAGATCATGCTGGACCTTCTGATAGAGAACACAGATGAGCCTGTCCTGATGCGCCTGTCTGGCCAGAATTTCGTTGAGATGGACCCACGAAGTTGGGACACCAAGATGGACATGCGGGTCAATGTCGGGCTGGGCAATGGGCGCGATGGAGAGAAGCAGGTTGCGCTGGGGCAGGCTCTACAGCTCCAGATTCAGATGATGCAGATGCAGATACCAAACCTGCCTGAGGCAATGCACAACACCGTGGCAGATATGCTTGCTATCAGCGGTGTGCGCAACGCAGACAGATACTTCCCGCCAGCAGAGCCACAGCAGCCCGGTCAGGAACAGCAGGGAGGTCAGCAGCAGCAGGGCGGCGACCCGGCTCAGGCTATCATCCAGAGTGAGCAGATCAAGGCGCAGGCAAGCCAGCAAGAGAAGATGATGGACCTGCAATTCAAGATGGCAGAGATGATGAAGAAAGACGACCTCGAGCGCGACAAAATGGCGCAGGGCCTGATGGTAGATTTTGCCAAGATACTGGGGCAGTACGGGGTGCAGGTAGACATCGCTGGTATCAAGGGTGAGCAGGAAAAAGAACGCGCCATGATGCAGCCCCCACAACCGGGACCGGGTCAGGCAGCCAACGGTCCCATGTAGCGCTTGCACAGCGGTTAAACGAGGAATAGAATGTGACAAATCACGCAATAGTAGACAAGGCTCAGAGAGCCAGAAACTTGGTCAACGATCCAACCTATCAGGAGATCGTGATTGAGGTAAAGTCCAGACAGACCGCAGTGTTTCTAAGCCCTACCTCTTCACCTGAAGACCGGGAACAAGCTCATGCGATCATCCGGGCATTATCAAAGATCGACGAGTGCATACGCAGTTTACACAATGCCGCAGTGGTCGAATTGAAACGTAAATAAGACAGGAGCAGCACCGTGTTACCGACTGCAACAGAGACAGAAGATCGATCAGGGTTTGACGGTTCTATTGATAGTGCCGTAGAGCTAATGCTCAGCCCGGAGCTGAAAGGGGAAACCGTTGAGGCAGAAGAGGTCGAAGAAGAAGAAGAAACCCCGGTAGAGGCACCTCAGGAGACTGAGACTGAACCCGAGGAGGATGACGACGAAGAATACGACTACGACAGTGACGCAGATAGTAGCGCCGATCAAGAGGACCCTGCGGAGTCCCCCAAGCTGTACACCGTTAAGGTGGACGGCAAAGAGGAGCAGGTAAGCCTAGACGATCTTAAGCGCGGTTACAGCGGCCAACAGTACGTCCAGCACGGCATGAAGGAGGTCGCAGAAGCTCGTAAGCAGGCTGAAGGCGTGTACAACTCCCTCGTGCAGGAGAGACAGCAGATAGCACAGTTTGTCGAGAACGTGAGAGCGGGTGGATTCACCCCACCTCCCAAGGAACCCGACAAAAATACGTTCGACTCCGATCCAATCGGATACATGAACGCGAAGATAGAGTATGACGAAAGCAAAGAGGCTTATGAGTCGCAGCTTGGCAGGCTGCAACAAGTCGCCTCCCGCCAGACCGAAGCAGATCAGGCAGCTATGCGGGCATACCTACAGGGCGAGTTAAGATCGCTGCAAGCCATCGAACCTGATTTTGCCGACGCCGATAAGGCAGGCAAAGTTAAAGACGCCATGATCAAGACTGGGATAGATGTCTACGGATATGCCCCAGAAGAGATTCAACAGATTGTTGATCACCGAGCCATACGAGTCCTCCGGGACGCTATGCGCTATCAAGAGATCAAGAATGGCAAGGTCAATGCTGAGGCAAAGACCAAGAAGAAGATGGCACACGCTACAGCGAAAAAACGTCGGCCCACTACTGCTCAATCCAATAGGCGTAAACAACAAGCCAAACTGAGATCGTCCGGCAACATCGATGATGCGCTCGGACTACTGATGCAATAACTGGAGAACGACCATGACACAACCTACAGGTACATTTGATTCATATGACATGGAGGGTATCCGAGAGGACCTTTCCGACATCATCTATGATGTCTCCCCGGAGGACACTCCCTTCTACAGTAAGTGTAAGAAGACGACTGCGAAGAACACTCTCCACGAGTGGCAGACTGATGCCTTGCGCGACTCTGGCGACAACGCTCACGTTGAGGGCGACGACACCGTTGCAGACACCCGGACACCAACTGTGCGTCTGGGCAACTACACCCAAATCTTCAAGAACGCTGTTGTGATCCCCGACACAGACTCCGGTCTGGATAAGGCTGGTCGAGCGCGGGAGATGGGCTACCAAGTCCTGAAGACTGCGAAAGAGCAGAAGCTCGATATCGAACGAGCACTGTTCCTGAACAACGCGAAGGCTGTAGGATCAAGCACTGTCGCTCGTGAGCTGGCTGGCGTCCCGACATGGGTCATCACCAACACCGACCTCTCCGACGGTACACTGGCTACTGGTGACGGCACAGACGTGTTCACCGCAGGTGTTCTTCCTTCCCCGTTCGATCAGGCGACCTTCGATAATGTGATGCAGCAAATGTGGACCACTGGCGGCAAGCCCGACACCGTCTACCTGACTGCTCCGCAGATGGAGCTTGCTCTGGGATTTATCGGTAACAACAACCAGCGAAGCACCATTAAAGCTGAGTCCGAGAAGGTCATCAAGCACATGGACATTTATGTGACACCGTGGGGTACTGTAGAGTTCATGCCAAGCCGGGAGATCGCCAAGGCCGGGATCAAGTACGTCTTTATCGCTCAGGATGATATGTGGAAGGTTGCTGTGCTTCGTGCCACGAAGAACACTCCTTTGGCGAAAACGGGCGATTCTACCAAGAGACAGGTGGTAACTGAGCTGACACTTCAGGCTTGTAATGAGGCTGCGTCTGGAGCAGTTTACGACATCACCTAAGTGCTCAACTGAATAGGGGGGGTGGGGCGACCGCCCTCCCCTTTTTTAATTTGGAGACAGCATGAAAATTGGAGAGCGAGTCCACTTTCACGATTCCGACGGCACCATGGTCGTCGAGACTATTCACGACAACGCACCCTATCTAGAATCGGTTAAACAACTTAAGGCACAGGGCATTGACGCTATGGCTGGCAATTCTGATTGCAAGCTCGCGGGACGTGTACCTATGTATCTACTGGCGCAGTGGATTAAAGAAGCTGGGCTCAAGTGGGAACAAGGTGAGGAGGTGAAAGACCTTATCAGGCAGAAGATGCTGTCTGGAGACTTCTCAAAGCTAAGGGTCTGGCAAG